TTCAATCCGCGTCGATGACCATCTACGAAGACCCCGATAGCATTTTCCGCTGCTATAACCATTCCCTCGGCGAGTTCTACTTTGCCCAAAACAACCGGGGTGTCATTGACCGTCTGGGCCGTGAGTTCACATGGCGGGCAGAGCAGATTGTCAAAGAGTTCGGCCTCGCCAATGTTCCTGAAATGGTAAGACGCGACTTCGAGCGCGGGGGCAACGCAACCTCGACGCGCTACACTGTCTTCCACCTAATTGAGCCCAACGGAACCCTCGACCCTGACTTCGGCGTGCCCGCCTCGATGGCGTACAGAGAAATCTACTGGATGAAGGAGGCAAAGCTCGGACAGGTACTGCGGGTCGCCGGATTTAACGAATGGCCTTCTCCGTGCCCGCGTTGGGAAGTCACGGGCAACGACGCCTATGGAACTGGCCCCTCGACCGACGCCCTTGGAGATATTCGCCAGCTCCAGCATATGCAGAAACGAAAGCTACAAGCTCTCGACAAGCTGATCTCTCCGCCGGTGCAGGCCGACATTTCCTTGCAAGACAAACCGCTTGCTCTACTCCCGAACGGCATCACATATGTTGCAGGGGCGCAGAATCTCGGGGTCAAGCCTATCTACACCGTCAACCCGCCGATGCAAGAGATCACGGGGGAAATACAACGACTCCAAGCCCGCATTACCGAGCACTATCACAACGATCTATTCCGCATGATCTCCCAACTAGAGACTGTCCGGTCGGCCACGGAAATTGACGCGCGGCGGGAGGAAAAGCTGATCCTGCTTGGCCCGGTCCTCGACCGCTTTCAGAACGAGGCCCTGCGGCCTTCAATCGAGCGCATTTTCGGGATCATGTTCCGTAACGGACTTTTCGCCCCGGCGCCCCCGGAAATCCAAGGGGGCGAGGCAGTGATCGAGTACGACTCCATCCTGTCCGACGCCCGCCGGGCACTTGACGCTGCGCCCCTCGAACGCTTCGCCGCCTTCGTCGGTAACATTGCCGGGGCCGAGCCGACGGTCCTGCAAGTCCCTGACTGGAACGCCCTTGTCCGCGATTATGGGACGAAGATCGGCGTCCCCGCTCGGGTTATGAATACCGAAGAAGAGATAGCCGAACGCCAGCAACAGCAGCGCGAGGCTGAAGCCCTCCAACAGGCCGCCGAGACTGCAAAACCCATGGCCGAAAGCGCGAAGCTGCTGAGCGAAACTCCCGTCGGAGGTGCCAGCGACGCGCTCGGGCTGATGCTTGGAAACCAGTAGCCCAATGCCCTCCGCCACAGAAATCCGCATCCGCCACGCCCAGCTTGACGAGGGCCTACGTCGCGAGGCCCTCAACGCGATGATGGTCCACCCGGCCACTCGAAAGCTTTTGTGGTGGATGCTGGAACAGGGGAACGCCTTCGGCAACCCCAACCCCTTTAGCACCGACCCCTTGCAAATGGCCCACAACACCGGCATTATGCAAGTGGGGCAATCGCTCCTCCGGGAGCTTATCGCGACTGACCCTGAACATGTCGTCGCCCTAATGAGAGAGATGGAAGATGAGCGCAGAGAACGAGAGCGAGAACTCTTCGGAGCAGACGCCGGACCAGACCCCGCCGCAGGAGACGGCTGGTACGACAACTCCTGACCCGGTCCCGCCGCAGGGCGAGCAGAAGTCGCTCTTGAACGAGGCCGCAGAGCCGCTCCCGGCGTTTGACCCCGAGAACCTGACGCTCCCGGAAGGCGCAGAAATTCCTGACGAGGACCGCACAGCGGTCGCCGAACTCGCGTCGAAGTATAACCTCCCGCATGCCGCGGTCGAGGACTTCGTCGCCATGTATTTCTCGAAGATCGAAGCGACTGGCGAGAGCCTTAACGCCCAGATCGGAGAGCAGTGGGAAGCAACTCTGGATAGCTGGAAGGGGCAGATTCTCGAGAAGTTCGATGGCAGCGAGACGAAGATGATGGAGGAAACTAAACGCTTCCAGCCCTACATCGACCGTTTCGGTGGCGATAGCTTTCGCGAGGCATTGGACCTGACTGGCATTGGCAACCATCCTGCCATGTTCGAGTTTCTTTCCAACATCGCCGATGCTTTCGGCGAGGCTACGCCCGTCTCCGAGAACGCTGTTCCGCAGACGACAACCGATCCCCTGCGTGCGATGTACAAAAACTCGCCGCAGATGTTTGAGAAGGAATAAACCATGTCGGGACTTTCCGCCACGGTCAATCCGACCTACATCGACCTCATGAAGAGCCTGACGCCGGACGGCGACGGGATCATGCCGGTCGCCGAAATCCTCAACGAGACCAACGACGGTCTTCTTGAGTACCTGTCCTTCGTTGAGGGCAACCTTCCTACCGGCCACAAGCACGCGATGCGTACCGGCCTGCCCACCGTCTCGCGCGGCCGGATCAACAAAGGTGTTGTCGCCACCAAGGGCACCACCGTCGAAGTCGTCGACAACTGCGCCGAGCTTGAGTCGCTGTCGGAGGTTACTGCCAAGCTGCTCGACATGGCTCCCGATCCGGGCTCGTTCCGGCTCCAGCAGGACCGGCCTCACATCGAAGCCATGAACCAGCAGTTCTTCCAAGACCTCTGGTATGGCGATGAGACGGTTGATCCCGACGCCTTTACCGGACTGATGCCGCGGTACAACGATCCCGACGCCAATAACGCGGACAACCTCCTCGACGGCTCGGGCGGTGTGAACGTTTCGGGGGCCACGGACCTTCGCTCCATGTGGTTGATCTGCTGGTCGCCGAATACCTGCACCGGGATCATCCCCAAGCGGACGCAGCCGAATCTCCAGCAAGAAGACCTGGGTATGCGGTGGCTCGACGATGACGGCTCCAACACCGGAGCCCGGATCAAGGTCTACGGCACTTATTTCCGCTGGTTCACCGGGCTGGCCGTGCCTGACTGGCGCTATGTCGTGCGTATCTGCAACATCTCGCCGTCCAACATGAAGGACGATGCTTCGTCAGGCCTCAACCTTCCCTTCATCATGAAGGATGCGATGGAGCGGCTTCCCAGCTTCTCGGCGGGACGGTGCGCGTTCTATACCTCGCGGGAGGTCATCCAGCTTCTTCGCAAGCAGGTGGCCGCCGGAGTAGACCAGTCCACCCTGACCATGGAGAACGTCGGCGGTACCACGCCGCGGCAGCAGTACGTCTTCGACAACTTTGCCCCGGTCTTCCGCACCGACTCCCTGGCCGTCAACGAAACCCACGTCGACTTCTCGTAAGCGGCGAGGCGCAGAAAGGAAATGAAGCCATGATTATGGACAAGTTCACCACGTTCGGGGACAACGAAGACGCTTTCGCCGATGGTGCGGCGACAGTCGTCGGAGACTCCGTCGACACCAAGGATGCTCGGCCGATCGGCCATGGCACTCCCATGTACCTGATCCTCCAAGTCTCGACTGACTTTGTCGGGGGCACCTCGGCCGAATTCAAGTTGGTCAGCGATGCGGTCGATCCGGTGCTCGCGGCAAGTGCCACGGAGCACCTTACCACCGGGGCCGTTCCGGTTGCCGATCTCGTCGTCGGCTGGCGCAAGGTCTTGACCCTTCCGCCCGACATGACCTACGAGCGGTATCTCGGGATCGTGTCGGACTGCACTGGCAATGTAACTGCCGGAGCAATCGACGCCTGGATCACCCAAGACCGGCCGGGCTGGTACACCCTCCCCGAGGGCAACAACTGATGAACAAACTCGCCATATTCAACATGGCGATTTCTCTTGTGGGAGGCGGGCAGACGCTTGCCTCCCTCGACCAGAAGTCCCAAGAACGAGACCAATGCGTGCTTTGGTGGGAGCCAAGTCGTGATTGGGTATTTTCCTACGCCTTTTGGCCCGAAGTACGTAGAACTGCGGCGCTGGCCCTCGTCGCTGAGCGTGATCTTGAATCCCCCTGGACTTCTGGAGACCCTTCGCCGCATTACCGCTACAGCTACGCGCTGCCCCTGAACTTTCGGCGGGCGCGAGAGGTGTTGCCCCCGGAAGTGGATGAAGCCTACTACCGTCGTGAACCGCCGATTAAGTTTGCGCTGACTGAAGGCAAGATTCACACGAACCAGAAAGATGCGGTTCTTGTCTATACCGCTACGCAAGAAGAGCCTGCTGAGTGGCCCGCGCCCCTCGCGGTAGCCGTGGCGCATAAGCTCGCCGAGAACATTTCTATGGCCCTCGCCGTATCCCCGGAAGTCAAGCGCGAAGTAGCTGCGTCAGCCCTTTCCCACATCCAAGAAGCCGCGGTCTTTGGCGCAAACTCGGAGGCCAATCAACTTTCCGACCACGACGGCGAGATTCTTCACGCTCGTGCTGGTTACTTCCCTCGCGAGGTCTGGCCGCCCCATGCGTAACATTACCTTCGGCTTCAATACTGGCGAGCTTTCTCCCGAACTGTTCGGGCGTACAGACATTGAACGGTATGCGCTGGGCGTGGCGCGTTTGGAAAACTTTGAGGTAAGCTACAGCGGGGCAATCAAGACGGCCGTGGGAACTCGGTACGTGGGGAAACTACCCCCCGGCTCCTACCGCCTTTTTTCTTTCCGTTTCGGTAACGACGTTCTTACCTCTTATGTCTTTATCGTCGCCTCTGGGTTTATCCGTCTCGCTGTCGATGGTGCGTTGCTCGAAGAAACTTTGCCTTTTCCCTCTCTGACGGCAGAAGAACTGAAGAGCCTTAAAGCGTCGCAAAATGGCTTTGTTGTGCGGTTTACCCATACAGGAATGCGTCCTTTCGTTGTAGAGTTTACCGGCACTGGCTGGACAACTTACTCTAACACGTTTAACCCGGCAAGTCCTAACCCGAGTATCTCGATCGACACCTCCGGCCGTTTTATTCAGAGCGCGGAAGTCAAATGGTTCGGCGATAACATGTATCCGGGGTTAGATATTGAAGTTTATGACACGGCCGGCCAGGGTCGGGGAGCTCTGATCCTTGGTACAATTTCTGATCTTAAGTTGGTTGGAGTAACTATTCTCGAAGGGGGCGAAAAATGGGTATCTCCATATGTGGACGCCCGGCTATATACCGCAGATCTAAATGAGGCGCAAAGCGGAAAAGATACGAGCAAAGGGCGGGCGCTGTACTACCCCGGGCGCGGAACCCGTGGCTATTTAGTCTATAACCCCGGCAGAGTTGACGCTAATCCTATTGTAGAAGCATTCTTAAGCAAGCTTGACGCCTCATTTAGATCTGCGGT